GGTAATGGAAAATATAAGTGGTCAGAAGCACAAGTAACAAATTCACCAACCCCAATTAAAAAAGCAAGAGACTGTGTAGATTTTAAGTACAAGCAAGAAAATTTAGGTCCAAGAGATGAACACAATGCAGAATTAATTGATCTTCATGAAGAAATATATCAAAAGTTAAAGTTTTGTATTGATGACTATGCAAGATATTGGGGCATAAATGTAGTTTACTATGAAGCATTTAACTTTGTAAAGTATGAAGGAGAAGGAAAGCACTTCAACATTCATGCTGACCATGGACCTGCATATAACTGTACAGTATCTGCGGTTATTTATATAAATGAAGACTATGAAGGTGGAGAAATAAGATTTCCAAGATTTGACAATTATACACATACTCCAAAAATAGGAGATATTCTTTTATGTCCTTCAAACTATATTTATGAACATGCTTCTTTGCCAATGAAAGAGGGTACAAAATACTGTGTTGTTGTTATGACAGATATTAATGAGTTAGGACATAAGTAATGTCTTTGGTTGCTATATTTAGAGCATATCGTCCATGGCTAAATAAAAAAAGTGTATCTGTTCCAGTTCCAACTCAAAACATAATCCCTGATTGGTATAAAGAAGCAGATAGATTTGCTAAAAGACCAGACGGAGAATATTGGAAAGCAACAAAAGAAATATGTCCATTTCCAAAAGAAGGAACAAAGGATGACTACGGCAAGATTCCAACCTGGAAGGCTTGTCCAGCAATAATGGATGCTTTTGCAACTGGATATGTATTTAGAACACCATGTGATTTAAAATTTTTTAAAGATAAAGGAAAAATAAGTGTTAGTATTGAAGATGTAAGGTATAAAGATTTTTGTCTTCCAAGATCCCCTATGCCACAATTTGAACATCCAAAAGGTTTCTACAAAGATCATTTTGCTTGGAGTTCTCCATGGGGGTTAGAGTTACCAGACGGATATAGTGCATTATTTATGACGCCCATGAATAGATTCGATCTTCCATTTTTAAATACTACAGGAATTGTTGATTCAGACAAGGTTCATCTTCTGGGAAGTTTTCCATTTTTTATTGCAGAAGGATGGGAGGGTACAATCCCAGCAGGGACCCCCTATCTTCAGGTTTTGCCATTTAAAAGAGAAAACTGGGAGCACGAAATAGAAATTTTGGACTCGTCAAAGATCTATGGTAAAATAGTAGATAACGCAAACTTTTATCGTCAGCCTGATGGCGGGGTATACATCAAAAAAGTTTGGACAAGAAGAGAATATAAATAGGAGATAAGATGCAAACATGGACAAGTAAGGAAATCCTTGGAAACGGAATAACCTGTTACAGAGGCGTTATAAAGGAAGAATTTGATTTAATCAACAGGCTTGAGAGTATCCTTGGCCCAGTTGCCCCATTTGGAGAACAATCATCAGATGGAAAAAGATACCACTGGTGGCCAGCATATGTAGGATATCAGTCTCTAATGCCTGAGTATAGAGATTGTGTAGACTTTAAATTTAAGAAAACTGATATACAGTCAGATCCAAGCGAAGATTCTCTAAAACTTCAAGCAATTTGGCAAGATGTTTATGATGCACAACTTCCTGCAGTAGATGACTATAGACAAGATCATAATATTATGCACTTGAAGTACTGGGAAGCCTTTAACTTTATAAAGTATGGACCAGGCCAACACTTCATGGAACATCACGATCATGGATTTTCCTATAACTGTACAGTTTCTCTTGTAGCATATATTAATGATGATTATGATGGAGGAGAGTTATACTTTAGACTTCAAAATTTAAACATTAAGCCAAAGGCTGGAGATCTTTATATATTCCCTTCAAACTATATGTATCCGCATCAAGCAAAGCCAGTTCACTCTGGAACAAAGTATTCAATTGTAACAATGTTGGATTATAATAAAAAGTTTCATACTCCAGAAATGTACGACGAAAAGTCAGAAGAAGACTAATGTTTAATATTTCAGTAGAAAAAACTCATAGGTCTCTATTTAAAATAGAGCCAATGTCTATTAAAAGAGATTGGATGGATGAGACTTCAGAAAAACATGCATACAGATGTTTTCCAGTAACTCAAGCAAATGTGATAGGTTGGAGTTTATCTTGTGAAGAAGATATCGTATTTACTTGGGATGGAGTTAATGATCAAACAGATCAGCATGTTCAGATTGAAGGTCCAGAAGGGTCTTATTCTGGTAGAGGTCAGTCTTCTATAAGTTTAAATACTGGATTAATATTTAGAACCGATAAAGATGTTAGCATACTAACTATAAATCCTGTTAATTATTTTAGTGATGACTTTGAAACAATGTCTAATTTAATAAGTACATCTTTTTATGATAACCCATTACCCTTAGCAATTAAGGCAAAAAGGGCAAACGAAAAAGTAGTGATAAAAGCAGGAACGCCAGTAGCAACAATAATTCCAATATCCTTAACTAATCTAAATAACTCAACTATACAAATTTTTGATTATAAAGATGAAGATAGGTCAAGGTTTGAAGCCAATATGTCTTATGGAGAGGCAGCACAAGTAATAAATTCTTCTGGAGACTGGACAGATTGGTATAGAGATGCAGTTAATGAAAAGAATGAATCTTTAGGGTCTCATGAGGTAAAAACTTTAAGGCTCCATGTAAAAGATAATACGGAATTGTGATATAATGTTATGATGAATCCAAACGAAGCCATCGAAGTAATAAGAAAGCCATCTTTAACTCCTTCTGGATTTTTTGGACATGGTCCAGAAAATATTATAGAGTTAGAAAACTTTATGACAGAAGAAGAAGTTAACTTTTTAGATAATGCAGCAAGAAGTATAAAAATTTGGGATGTTACACAAAGTCATAAAAATGAAAATGGTACAGTCATATATGATGCTGATTATTGGAAAGATAGAGTTGCAAGTGCGCCATCTCTTAATCAAAATGATCCAAGTATCGTTCCAGTAATTGTAGGGTTATTCAATAGGCTTCAGCCAATCATCGAAGATTTTTTTAAAGTAAAAGTAACTCCAACTGGACAAACAATAGTAAAGTGGCCACCAGGATACTATCAACTCCCACATGCAGACAAAGAATTGCACTCTGGGCCAGACGCTGGAACACCAAATGATTTTCCAAACTATGACATAGCAAGTTTATTTTATATAAACGAAGACTATGTTGGTGGAGAACTATATTTTCCAAATCAAGGAATACAGTTTAAGCCTAAAAGAGGCTCTGCATATTTTTTCCCAGGAGACATAAACTACGTTCATGGAGTATCAGAAGTTATAAGTGGCGATAGATATACCTGTCCTTTCTTCTGGGAAATTTTAGAGCATACTGGAGAAAACAAGCCAGATTTTAATAAAGAATACTATAGGATATTTCCTACTAGCGAACAGGTTTCAAAGTGGGATCCTAAGAGGGGAATAATGTAATCATGAGTGATAACTTTACAGTAGAAGAAATATATCCATATATACTTGTTTATAGTAATGTGTTTAAAGACATTGATAAGTCATACAAAATTTTAACAGACTCGCTGGTAGAAACAGAAGATAGACTATTTAGCCCATGGACACAGTGGAGTATTTTTGGAACATATTTAGATCCAGTTATTCCTTCATTTAGAATGGGCGACAGATATGGTCATCTAAAAGAAATTGAAGCGAAAACACCAACTCAACAAGATCAAAAAGATTTTGCTATAGAAATGATGGAAAATTTTCATTTAGTTACCGAAGATTATATGAAGCGATATAATTTTAATATTGATCTAAATGAAGTAACTACAGACGAAAACGGAGACCCAACACATCTTTGGAGATGGGCTGGAGGAACTGTCGGCATGTATCACATTAGTAATGATGAAGAAAAACATGGTATGAGATACCATTCAGATTATCAAAGAGAGAAAGCAAATAGACCAGGTTATAAGTTTGTAATAACCTGTACCATATATTACAATGATGATTACGAGGGTGGAGAGATTGATTTTGTTATGGGCAAAAAACTTGTTAAGTATAAGCCAAAGGCTGGAGATTTATTAGTTTTCCCATCTGGACATCCAGACTATTTAACAGAAGAAGGAATGTCATATCTTCATGGAGTTATGCCATCCTATAATAAAAATAAATTTTTAACAAGAATGTATTGGCAAAAATACCAGCAGGGTACAGCAGAGTGGTATGAGAATGAGAAGAAGTATGGCAAAGATGTATGGGAAAGTATGCAGCCAGAATTAGAGAAAAAATATCTTTTAGAAAATCCACAAAGAGAAAGTATTGAAAACGGAGTAAGATTAAAATGAACCTAAATAATAAAAACAGAATAACTAAAGATATTGTTGTTTATGAAAACTTTATTGATGCTGATACTGCTGCAAAATTAGTCAAAGTATTAGACAAGCATGTTGAAGTGGGAACAATTACTTGGATGCCAATATCTTTTTATGAATCATACTCTTCTATTCTTCCACAAGATGATGACGAGCAAGTAATTGCCGAAGGTTTGCCATCAGACATATTCTCACAAATTAAAAGTGGAATTATTGAAGCAGTTGCAAGCGTTCATGATCTTGATCCAAAAATAATTTCTCAGATTGGTTACCATACTCAAAAATGGGAGCCAGGAGCATATGCCAGAAGACATTCTGATAATACAGACGAGCACGGCAATTCAGGACCTTTTACAAGAAGTAGGTATGCAGCATTTTTATATCTTAATGATGACTTTGAGGGCGGACTTTTACAATTTCCAGATCAAAATTTAACCATTGAGCCTAAAGTAGGAATGCTTGCCGCCTTTGATGGAGGCTTTAACAATATGCACGAAGTAACACTTATAACAAGTGGAGTAAGATACACCATAGGTTCTTTTTGGGATGATAGAGAAGAAGACGCATACCCACAAGAAGTTCGTGATGCCTGGGCAGAAGAAATGAAAAAAATTAGAGAGAATCAAGAAATTGAAAGAGCCGAGTGGCAAGAACTACTAAAGCAAGGCTGGAAAATAGATAAAGATGGAAACAAGTATAAGGCTGATGAGGTTCCTAATGCTTGACATTTTTAAAAAAAAAGTAATAGAAAGCAATTTTGAACTTGAAGAAATTACTGATGAATTACTTTTAATTAAAAATTTTTTATCAAAAGAAGAAGTAGATTTTGTACTTGATGTAATAAGTAAGGCGTCCCAAAAAGATTGGGAAATAGAATACATGTCAAATCTTGAAAGTTTTTGTATGGAAAAATTTGGAAGAAATGATGTTGAAAATCTTGTTGCTGAAGGTAAATTTGAAATTACTCAAAATTGGGTAGATAAAAATCTTAATATTAAACATCATGAAGAGCAACAAGTTTTTTATAAAAGATTGTCAGATATTGTAGATGCGTCTTTTCCAAATTTAGAGTTAAGTGGTCTTGCAACAATTCAAAGAATGCAGCCAGAGGTAGAGTTAAAATCACATACAGATCAGCATACTGACCCATCAATTCAATATGCTACAATATTATACATAAATGATGATTACAATGAGGGGGAACTTTTTTTTAGAAACTTGAACCTAGAACTAAGACCCAAACCAGGAGATCTTTTGTTTTTTCCAGGAAACGAAAAATATGAACACGGTGTAAAGCATGTTGCAGAAGGCCCAATAAGATATGTTATCGTTGGTTTTGTAAAAGAAAAAGGTCATTATGTTAATAATAAATACTAAAAGGAGATGCTATGAATAAAGAAATATTAAATGAAAAGGTCTATTATTATACAGATGCGATAGACAATTTTGATAAATTTATGGAAACTATCAAAGAATTGGACGACATCGGATCACCAGACGGCCATATAAATAACTGGGATTTGTGGACATCTTCAAACGATAAAGATTTTATCTATGGTGTAACTAAGACGTATGATATAAAAGCAATAGAGGGTTTTGATAGCACCATAAAAGAAAAAATGGCATACATTTATCAATCTGTAATGGATACTTTTAATAAAGTATCTAAAGATTATGCAGAGGCAATAGGAGATAAAGATGAGCCAAGAATATTCCCTACATTTAATATAAAAAAGTATAATCCAAATACAGACATGGGTTCACATTTTGATCAGTTAGATGGCGATAAAACTTTAAGATATTCTCTTGTAATGTACCTAAATGATGATTGCGAAGGTGGAGAGATATCCTTCCAACTAAAGGATTATGATGGAGGATGGACCAGCGATAAGGGTTGGGTAAGTGGAGCACCAGCAGTAGATCCAGATTACGATGTTGCAGTTGCACAAAAGTCTTTTGATTTTGCTGTAAAGCCAAAAGCAAATAGCGTAATAATTTTCCCATCAGGCGCACCATATTTCCATACAGCACACAGGGTAAAGAGCGGTATAAAGTACATGGTACCTGGACACTGGATTCACAACGATATGGAATTCCATCGGTCAATGTAAATGAAAACAGCAATTGTAACTGGAGCAAGTAAGGGTGTAGGATATGCTACTGTAAAACTTTTGTCTGAAAATGGATATAAAGTTATAGCAGTATCAAGAGATTTATCTAAAATTTCTAACTTGCTGTCAGATAGTGTAGAGGCATATAAGTTAGATATAACAAATGAAAACGAAATTAAACTTTTTCATGAAAAATATAAAGATATAACTTTAGACCTTTTAGTAAACAATGCAGGCGGAGGCTCTGGACCAACCAATATTATTAAAGAAACAATGGACAACTTTAGAATTGCGTATGAAATAAATGTATCTGGTCCAATGTATCTTTCTCAGTTATTTGTTCCATGTTTAAAAAAATCAGAGTCTCCTACAATAATCTTTATAACATCCTTATGCGGTAAAATACCTTTTAGGGGTGGCGGTAATTATAGCAATGCCAAAAGAGGAGAGATGGCACTTATAGATACAATGAGAATGGAATTCCCAGAGTATGGAATTAAGGTTACAGAGATTTGCCCAGGTACAATAGATACGCAAGAAGAAAAAAAGAATAATGCGCTTACTGCAGAAGATATGGCAGAGTCTATCAGATGGGTAGCCTCTTTACCGAAGTCTGTAAATGTAAATCATTTAGAAATAAGTCATATAAATAATAGTAAGTATGTTTAGAGGTTACCATGCAGATAAATAAATTACATGAGGGCGTTTATGAGGTTAATAATTTTTTAACAAATGAAGAGTTAGACGCAGTATTTAAGTTAATAGAGAATACCCCAGAAGAAAAATGGTTTAACCAGGATCCAGCAAAAGCAGATAAAGATTTTGAAGATTTTTGGTATGGCAAAAACTTACACCTTGAGCCAGGAACAATTTTAGACTTAGTTAATGAAAAAATGAAAAATCTTTTAGAATCATATAACTGGTATCCAGATAGATTAATACTACAAAGATACAAGAAGAACGACTTTATCAATTATCATGCAGATGACTGGAATCCAGATCTTCCATATTATGTGGGCTATGGATTTTGTTTATATTTTAATGATGACTATCAGGGCGGAGAACTTCATTATCCAGATTTAGGTATAAAGGTTAAGCCAAAAGCAAATTCACTTTATATACATTCAGGCAAAGTAGTCCATGGATCTTTGCCAGTTTTAGATGATACAATTAGATACTTCACAACAGTTTTTGTTCGAGGTACTAAAGAAATGCCAACTATATTAAAAGGAGATTTATTTAAATGACAGACATAGGATTTACGGCTAATGCTGATGTTACACATCAAAAAACAGGGATTGAAGACTTTCTTCTAGGGCTATTAAATAAGAAAAAAAATGGCTATTATGTAGAGTTGGGTGCAGCACACTTTAGCAACGGTAATAACACATACTCACTCGAAAAGGATTACGGATGGACTGGAGTATCTTTTGAGATAGTTGATTCTATGAGAGAAGAGTTTAATCTAAATAGAAAAAATCCATGCATGGGCGATGCGCTTTCATTTAATTATATTGATTATTTTGAAAAGAATAATTTTCCAAAACAGATAGATTATTTGCAGTTAGATATAGATGCTGGCTATGACTCACACGGTAGGCCAGTAGGAAATAGTCACTGGACACTACAAGGTCTTATTGCTGTTCCATTAAATACATATAGATTTACAGCAATTACTTTTGAACATGATGCAAACATGTATTGGAGAAATGCAGCAATTAGAGATGCTCAAAGAGAAATTTTAGATTCATTTGGATATGCTCTTGTACACAGATCTTTCTACGAAGACTGGTGGGTAGATCCTAGAGTAATAGAACACGGTAAGTTTAGAGACTACTTGCACTGGCAAACTCTATAACCTTAATCTCTAGAATACATATAGAGTTTTTGTTTTTTTAAAACTCTGGTATACTTTATCAATAACAGTTTTCAATTAGGAGAAATACATGTCAGATTTTTTTAGTTTTCGCTTGTCAGAAGAGTTCATAAATGAGTATAAAATAAAAGAACCACCATTTGGTTTTACAGACGCAGGTGGTAATTCATTAGGAGAGATTACGTTTATCCGTACCTACTCTCGTATGAATGAAGATGGAACTAAAGAAAGATGGCATGAGGTTTGTCGTCGTGTAATCGAGGGCATGTATTCAGCACAGAAGAATCATGCAAAAGAAAATAGACTTCCCTGGAATGACTATAAGGCTCAGTCATCGGCAAAGGAAGCCTATGATCGTTTATTTAATTTAAAGTGGACTCCTCCAGGAAGAGGCCTATGGTCCTTTGGAACAGCACTAACTATGGAAAAGAAAAACTCTGCTGCGCTACAAAATTGCGCCATGGTTTCTACAAAAGACATAGATCGTAACGATCCAGGACAACTATTTGGTTGGGTTATGGATGCTTTAATGATGGGCGTAGGAGTTGGATTTGATACTTTAGGCGGGGAGAAAAATCTACCCATTTATGAACCTACAGAACCAGCACAAGTATACGAAATCCCAGATACTCGTGAGGGTTGGGTAGAGTCTGTTAGATTATTAATTAATTCATTTTTAAAGCCTAATATGTATATACAAGAGTTTAACTATGACCTAATTAGGCCTTTAGGTGCCCCTATCAAGGGTTTTGGAGGCACCGCAAGCGGTCCTGCACCACTTATACAGTTACACAAGCAGATAAGGTCTGTAATCGGCGGTAGAGTAGGAGAAACACTTGACTCAAGAGCAATAGTAGATATCGTAAACCTTATCGGTACTTGTGTAGTATCAGGAAATGTTAGAAGATCTGCTACCTTGGCTTTAGGCGGAGCAGAAGATCAAGACTTTATGAATTTGAAGAACGCTGAGGTTTTTCCAGAGCGTAATTCATTTGATCCAGAAAATCCAGGGTGGGCATGGATGTCTAATAACTCCATTGCTGCAACGGTAGGTACAAAGTACGAAGACTACGTAGACCTAATCGTTAATAACGGAGAACCAGGATTTATTTGGCTTGATGTAGCACGTAACTATGGTCGTTTGGCTGATCCAAAGGATGGCAAAGACTATCGTGTTATGGGCTTCAATCCGTGTGCGGAGCAGCCATTGGAATCATACGAATTGTGTACTTTGGTCGAGGTACATTTAAATCGTCATGAATCCAAGGAAGACTTCCTGCGGACACTCAAGTTTGCATATTTGTATGGAAAGACTGTTACATTGATTCCTACACATTGGCAGCAGACAAACGGAATCATGCAGCGTAATCGTCGTATTGGAACATCACTTACAGGTATTGCTTCATTCTCAGACAAGTTTGGCTTGCCTGTTGTGCGTGAATGGATGGACGAAGGATATAAGACTATTCGTAAATATGATCATTCATATTCTGAATGGTTGTGCGTTCGTGAATCCATTAGAGTCACAACTGTTAAGCCATCAGGGTCTGTATCAATTCTTTCTGGCGCAACGCCAGGAGTTCACTGGGCACCAGGTGGAGATTATTTCTTGAGAGCAATTAGATTTGGGAATACCGACCCAATGATTCACTTGTTCAAGGCTGCAGGATATAAGATGGAGGCTGACCTTGTGTCTGCGAATACAACTGTCGTATATTTCCCAGTTCACTCTGGACATCCAAGATCTGAAAAAGATGTGACATTATTTGAGAAGATTGCGCTTGCTGCTACTGCTCAGAAATACTGGTCAGATAACGGCGTATCTGTAACGCTTTCATTTGACAAAGAAACTGAAACAAAGCATGTAGCGCCTGCTCTTCATATGTACGAGGGGCAACTAAAGGCTGTTTCATTCTTACCAATGGGAAATCATACATATCCACAGCAGCCATATACTCAAATTACCAAGGAAGAGTACGAGTCTTATATCGGACAAATTAAAAAGATTGATTGGTCTGCTATTTATGACGGTGTAGATAATTTAGAGGCACAGGGCGAAATGTATTGCACTACAGATGCTTGTGAAATAAAAATATCTTAGTATGATAAAATAGACTCATAATGTCTAGCCCATCTAATTTATACGCAGAAAAAATATTTGCCGAACACCCATTATTCTTGTGGGCGTTAGACGATAAGGCTGACTATGTTTCTTTAATCTCTGAATCAAATAGAGACACCTCTTCTTGGGACATAGATAATGGATCTTCTATATCAACAGAAGATTTGCTTGATGCGCCATTTCCAGATAGCATAATAAATAAAATTACACCAACCTCCACACTCTCAGAAAAATTTTCAACAACTTTGGTTAGTCCAGGAATTATTAATTTTGACGATTTAAATCAAGTACTAAAAACATTTTCTGTAGGTTCTTATTTTTATACAAAAAGTCCTTACGTGTTAAGCGTAGAAATTGGATATAGATACTATGACGATGCCTTGGAATCATCTGTTGATGTTTTAAAAAGTTATGATGCATCAGTACAAGATAGGTGGTATTTTGTTTCAGAAACTTTTAGCCCAGAAGAGACAAGCCTGCCACTAAGATTAGTTATCAAAATTAACTATTTAAATCAATCTGAAAATTTAACTGACTATGAATTTTATATCAACGGTATAACATTTGGCCAATGGTGTGAAGAGTTTCAATCCAATTCTTTGGGAGAAATACCTTTAGACATTCCGAATGACATAGCGCTAGAATCTACAAAAGTTGTTGAGGCAAAGGCCTACGGTCTTGCAGAAAATAATGGATACTATTTAGTAAACAATAATTCACTAGCAGCCAAAAATTTTGGCATGCCTATGGTTTTTGGATCACAAAATGTAACAAAATTATACAGCAATAATAATTTGCCATCATTAATTATTCCCTCTAATGGCATGATGTCAGAAAGCGGTAAACATAAAGATTTTACTTTAGAGTTTTGGATAAGGACAAAAAACTCATCTAATGAACTCAAAAGAATAGTTGGCCCAATATCCTCAGAAGATGGAATATATTTCAATGGCCCATTTTTAATTTTAAAAATAGATAATAAACATTCTTCATACTATATAGGTCATTGGGAAAGACCAATGTTATTACAGTGGAGATATTCATCAAATCTTTCAACTATTCTTTTAAATGGAGAAGAGGTTATTTCTATTGAAATAGATTCAGATTCTATATCATTACCAGAAACACTTGACTCTAATGGCAAAAACCAAGAGTGGATAGGATTTTATGCATACGAAGATATACAGCCAATAGAGATAGATTGTGTTGCCTTATATAGTTATCTAGTACCACTTCTTGTTGCTAAAAGAAGATTTGTTTATGGACAAGGAGTTCAGTATCCAGAAAATCTAAATGCATCCTATGGAGGAAGTTCTGTTGTATTTGACTATTCTTTTGCAGATTACACTAAAAATTACAACTATCCAGATTTAGGATCATGGTCACAGGCTTCTTTGGATAATATAGTTGTAGAAGAAAATTATCTAACAGTTCCTAATTTTTTAAGTCCACAAGTTATTACTGACAGTTTAACAAAAACACAGGTAGAAATGTTAAATGATTGTTCAAACATTCAAAGCGAAGATTCCCTATATTTAAAGTTAAGGCCTAACACCGAATGGAACAATATAAATTCTTATTTATATCTTGAAAACTTTTCATTGTCAGGAGAAAGAATTTATGCATTCTATGGTTTATTTAAAAAGCCATTAGTTTCTTCTGGAACAGAAGTATTAATAAGATTAGAAGATCAAAACTCAAGTTATTTTTCAATAGAGTGTGTTGGAGATGACATTAAATATATCTTTAAATATAAAACAAATGCAGAACAAATTTTATATCAGGCCCTTTCAGTTTCCAGTGAAAATATTTTTGCTGTAGGATTAGAAATAGATACATTTAGAAATTATTTTGGAAATAATATTTTATCATTTTTTAGTGGACAATCAAACTTAAAGATGTATGTTGGCGGAACTAAAGATTTTAGCAACACATTTACTGGTAATATTTATAAAATAGGTTTATGTTCAGAAAAAAATGTTAAAGATATACAAGATTTATTTAATGAACTTGGAGTCCCAACAGACTATGAGAACATATTTAATCTTTATGGGCCAACAGTTTATTATGATGGAGGAGATGCAGATCAAACTTCGTGGGACTATTCTATTAATTCCGAAAGTCCATTTGACTTTGACGCACAAGAGTTTGTAAATGTAAAGTTATTTGATCACATCCCTAGTTTGGGAATAGTCCCTAAAACTTATTTTAATAATTTTGTTTTAGACATAGACGCAAGTGGCTCATGGAAAGACTATGTACCTCTTTCATATTTTGCACAGTATATAACTGATGAATATGGAGATTCTAGATTAGGCTTAGATTTTATACAATTTAATATAAATTATCCAGCACCGACTAAGTTTAAAGAAGAAGAAACAGTAGATGAAAATGGATGGACATATTCTGAGTTGAGTACAGAATATTCTTATCCACAGCAAAGGACTTATGAATCTCTTGATAATTATTTATATAATGGATATGTAGACTATCAAGATTTAGCAGAAAGATCTATTAAAGAATATTCATATGACACCTCAGAATCTATAGTTAAAACATATATAACTTTTGAATATTTAGAAACTGGTGCAAATGCATCAGACGGTTTTTTTGTTAATACAGAAAGTGTACCTAAAAATGGTGTTATTGATCCAGGCAATAACTGGATAAATACTAAGTATGAGGTTGTTGACAATGTTATTATTTATCCTCCAAAAGGTGCAAACTTTAATGATCTAGCAATAGCAGTTCATATCGAATTTAATGTAGATGGCATAAGTCAAAAACCAATAAAGATTAAAAGTTTACAATTAGCATCTCAGGCATTTAACTATAATACAGTAAATAACATAGGCACTAGATTTGGAACAAATGTATATCCTTATGTTAATAATGGATATTATTACAATTATAAAACAAAAAATCCAATAACAATTTATAAAGGATCATCTCCATATTTATACTTAACTAGATATTCTGGATTAGAAATCAGGGGAGACCATGATCCTTTAGTAAACCGTGGAGTTGCTATTCCTATCAACGCAAATAAATCTGAAGATTACGAAGTAATGGCTATGCAATCTTTAATTAGATTTAATTATGATTTTTTCCCATATGCTCCTACACAAATAATGCAGATTAATTCAAAAGGAAAAACTATAAAATTTTATATGGTGGCAAATCATCCAACAGGAAAAAGAGCAAAGATATACGCTATTGATGGAAATACAGGCGCCCTATATAATGGGATATCATTTTATGTAAATGGAAATATAGTTAAAGAGCCTATTCTTAATATTGGAGAATGGCTAATGCTTGGAATAGGTTTTCCTAGCGTACTTAATTTTAAGTCTTATGCAGGGTCAATTATGATTAATGGGCCAATAGTATTTGAAGGCTTATCATATTATCAAACTACAAGTTTACAAGAAATTCAAAGCGTTGCTAAGAGGCCTTGGGCTAGAGTAAAATTTGCCCCAGACGGATTTTTTGATTGGGAGTATTGGAATGATTATTTCATATGGCAAGGAGTATTAATTCAGTCCTCAATAAGTTATTATGGTGTAGACCCATCTAATATATATAAAGCCTACACAGGAACTAATAAAATTATTGTTGATGATACTCGCCCACTTAGTTTCGGGGATTATGAATATACCGTATTTAAGGACATAGCATGGCAATCTCAAGTATCTGACGCAGTATAGTATGGTATACTGGTGGTTATGAAAAACAAAAATCAGCCCCTTTTTGGTAAAGACGGAAAGCCACGAATGCCTGGGCAGATTGGCGATACAAAGGTAACCGTAATAGATAAGAAATATGACTGGGGCATTTATGTTTGGAAAAAGTCAAACGGCAGATGGTTTACAGATGGAAACGGTAATATCCTAAATATTCCCTCAATGAAGGGAGATTTGGCAAGAATAGCAGAATTAAAGCAAGCAGCAGCATACTACGGAGAACCAGATGGGGAGCCATATTTTTTTGCAGGTATGGGAAGAGTAACTGATGAAGAATATAGTGAGCAAGTAGATAGAATGAAGGCAGGTTTAATTCCAAACCTAAACGATCTTGGTGCAGTTCAAGCAGCAAAAGATACGATTGCAAAATATGGAGATGAGGAATAGTGTCAGAAGAAAAAGAATATTTAATTGGTGCAAGAATAGATACTCCAGTAGATGCGCTAGAAATGTTTAAGGCTTCAGATCCATTTAATCAAGCATGGACAGAGTTAAAAGTATATAATGGTTTAGACAATAACTTTAAGAGAAGAGTTTCTCGTCTTGTAGAAAAAGCAGACAGGAATAACCCAACACAAGGATATCTTGATAGCGCAAGAGCAGAGCAGTCTGGAATCAATGGAGCAAAGTCAAAAGAAATTAATCCAGGTACGGTTTATCGTAATGGCTACGGACTATTTGATGTAATTACACCACCATGGAACGTTTATGAACTTGCAAATTATTATGATACATCTTTTGCTAACCATGCTGCAATTGATGCAAAGGTAGAAAACATTGTTGGTCTTGGTTATGATTTTGAGGTTTCTCCAAGCACAATGTTAAGACTTGAGTCTAACAAAGATGCTGGACAAGTAGAAAGAGCAAGAAATAGAATTGAACGTGCAAAGATTGAGATGCATGAATGGCTAGAGTCATTAAATGATGATGATTCATTTACAACAACAATGACAAAAGTTTATACAGATGTGCAAGCAGTAGGAAATGGCTACCTAGAAGTTGGTCGTACAACTGGTGGTGAAATAGGATACATTGGGCATATTCCAGCAACTACTATGCGTGTTCGTAGGCTACGTGATGGCTTTGTCCAGATCATAGGACAAAAAGTTGTTTACTTTAGAAATTTTGGTGCGAAGAACGCTAATCCCGTTACTTCAGATCCAAGACCTAACGAAATCATACACTTTAAACAGTATTCGCCTTTAAATACTTTTTATGGTGTACCTGATATCATGTCGGCAATAAACTCGCTCCATGGAGACCAGTTAGCGTCACAATATAACATCGACTACTTTAGCAATAAGGCTGTCCCTCGTTATGTTGTGACACTAAAGGGTGCAAGACTATCTGCGGATGCTGAAGATAAAATGTTTAGATTTTTACAAACAAGCCTCAAGGGGCAGTCACATAGAACTCTGTATATACCACTTCCTGGAGACAGCGATAGCAATAAGGTTGAGTTTAAAATGGAGCCAATTGAAAATGGCGTTCAAGAGGGTTCATTTGAAAAATATCGTAATCAAAATCGTGATGATATTTTAGTTGCACACCAAGTCCCATTATCTAAGATTGGTGGCGGAGATTCTGGATCAATCGCAGGAGCACTTGCTCAAGATCGTACGTTTAAAGAGCAGGTAGCAAGGCCAGCACAAAGAGAATTAGAAAAAATAGTTAACAAAATAGTTAAAGAAAAAACAGATGTTTTAGTCCTTAAGTTTAAAGAACTAACTCTTACAGATGAAATAGCACAGTCTCAGATTTTGGAAAGATATGTAAAGACTCAGGTTATGCTTCCAAACGAAGCAAGAACGGTCTTAGGTCTGCCACAAAGAGAGGGGGGAGACGAGCCATTTAATCCTAAGCCAGAACAAGCAGCAAATGATAATGCTAATAGGGCTAGGGATACTGAAAGAACAAATAATCAATCCGACGGTAGTGCCACAATTAGTGGCAGAAACCCAAAGGGTGAAGGAAGATCTACTCAGTAGTTTTCCACAGGTTTATTCACAGTTTATTAACATTTGTGTAAAAAAGGCTCTATAATATATTCTAGTATGACTATATCTAAGGCCCACTGGAATACAGAGGGCGAATCAGTAAGGCTTTCCCTTCCATTTGCGAAGGTTGATAAGGAGAGACGTATCGTCTCTGGTTTTGCATCCCTTGATAACCTTGATAAACAAGGA